AATTGTCTAGTCCAAGTTCCTCATTCAATCTAGCATAGGCCTCCGCATGCACAGCCTCAAAGGCTCCAAATGTAGAACCCATAGCTACTATCTCAGGTTTAGGAAACCATTGAGTGACTTTAGAGGACCAATAATCATTTACATGAACCTCTGTTTGGGCAAATGATTTTAGAATATTACCAATTAAGTTTTTTTCAGAATCAGTTAATTTTAATTTAAAATCATTGATGTCTGATGCTAAAGGGATCTCATCTGCCAGCCAATGCACACGATGTTGTTGTTTATAATATTCAAAAGCATCTTGGTATTCAAACGGTTTATAGTATTGTCTAACTTGTGTTATCATAGATTTTGTTTATAAGTATTACATTCCCATTTCAAAAAATTTCTTCTTTAGTAGCTTTCTGTCTACTTCTTCCTCCGTCATATTATTGGAATGAGTTTCTTCATTGTACTCTTCTTGTAGTTCGATATGTCCTGTAGCAGTATCTACTTTAGCAAAGTATGACATTCCATCCATTCCATATCTATTTTTCATAATATGGATTCTACCTGTACCTTCTACTTTATCTTTTTTCTTTCTAGATAAGGACATAGCAAAATCTGTGATCATAATTTTATCGTATGAACCTGCGGATTTATCTGCTTCAATAATATCATCTTTTGCTCCTGCTCTATTGACCTGAGATACACTCCAGATAGGTAGATTTAATTCTTTGGCTAAACCTTTAGTACCTGTATAAACATCATCAATCTCAATTTTTCTATCACTATTTTTACGAGGAGATGATAATAAATCCACATAATCAATAATAATAAGATCAGGTTTAAAATCAAGACTTTCTAATTTCTGGATATGAGATTCTATTGTATGGATAGAGGCTCTACCTGGAGAGTACTCTTTAATAATTAATTCACCAGGTAAATCATTTGTAATTTCTTCAACCTTATCTCTATGATTTTTTAATTCATCAACAGGAATACTAGTGAAAAAAGCATCATATCTTTTACCTACATAAGTTTCTCCTAATTCAAGAGTATAATGAACTACATTATAACCATTAGCTATGGCAAATGCTCCTAAAGCTACTAACGCCCATGACTTACCTCCACCGGGATTACCGAAAATTAAACCGAAATCTCCATTACCTAATCCGCCTTGCGTAATTTGGTTGATTAATGTCCAAGGTGTTGGAATCACGTTTCTTTCCTCTTCCCTAAATCTGGATTCGATTTGTTTAAGATACTCATGACCAATATTTTTATCTTGACCTGATTTTAGAGCATTGTTAATTAGATGACGAATTGAGTCATAATCCCCAGCATTTAATAAATCTACACTGTTTAATAGAGCATTTTTAAGTTGTTGGTTTCTACAAAAGTTTGAAAATTCCTCTTCAACATAAACTGAATCATTCTCTTCTTGAATATAGGCTTGTTTAAGCTGTTCTTTAATTGAAACCTTTAATACATCATTATTTACTTTTTGTAGTTCAACTTTTAATACATCTAAAGTTGGAGTTGTATGATATTTAAGATAATAATTTAGAATTTCTTTAATAATCCATTGATGAGCTTGGTTGCCAAAATACTCAGGCATCAAAACATCATGAATGTTAGTTAAAAACTGTTTATTATTCAATAATGAAGATATAACTTTAATTTGAAAATTATACCCGTATTGTTCTATGTTGTTTAATGTTGATGGTGACATAACTTTATTATTTTAAATTTAAAAATATACTTTTGGCCCATTCTATTGGGTTTCTAACTACTTTATCAAGTTGATCCTCCTCTTGTAATTTATTGAATATTCCTAAATTAAATTGTGGTACTGGTGAGTTGATGATATTAACTATGTATTCTTCTCCTTCTTGATCAATCATAGGTTTACTTAGATCCATTAATTTATAATTTTGATGAATCCTATCATAGTCTTGAAGTATCCGAGCATAAATTATATGCTCTTGAAGGTTTTCCTCACATATAGAAAATATGTCATCTAATGTTAACTCTTTTTCTGTTAGTTGAGGAAACTTACTTAATAATTTCTTTTCACCTAATCCTTTTATTCCTTGTACTTTGTCTGATGAATCTCCTAATAATGTCTTATATAAGATAAAATTCTCAGCTAAAACTCCAAACTTTTGTTTAATTGTTTTTGCAGAATAATAAACTTTTTCTGTGGGTCTAAATACAGTAACATTAGAATTAGTTAGTTGAAGAAAATCTTTATCATTTGAAACAATAAAAACTTTATTATTATTGTTCATTTTTGGTAAAACAGAAGAAAGATAAGCTATAATATCATCCGCCTCTGATTTTTCTAATACTAGGAGTTTAACTGGTAGAATTTTTAGGTACTGAAATAGTCTAGATATTTGATTTATTTGAGAATCTATCTCTTCATCTTTATCATCAAATATTCCTTTGGAATTTATCCGAATAGAAGCCCTTCCCGATTTATACTCGGGAAGGATATTCTTTCGGTTAAGAGAAGAGTTCTCACCATCAAACACTAAATAAACTTGACTAGGATTTGTTTGTTTTATTAGATAACCTAGTGATTTTAAGAATCCACCTAGCCCACCAATATGATCTCCCTTTCCATTTAAAGTATTAATTACAGCAAAGTTGCGGAAAAATAAGTTTAAGCCATCAACTATTAGTATATTTTTATCTTTAGAAGGTTTATCTGTAATATCATCTAGTAATCCTAGTAAATTTTTCTTATTCATCCGCTTCTAAAATGTCAGTTATATGTTCTTTTTCGTCCCATTCAGTGTTGTCTTCCTGAATGATATAATCACCTTTACCTAAAATGTCAACCCACTCATGAGCATGTTCTTTCTTATATTTAGAAATAATTTTAGCATCATCTGGGATAAATCCATGAACTGTACTGACAATAGTACCTTTGGTTGTAATTCCATTAACGTGGTTTTTATCACAAGCAATCTTGGTACGTAAAGCAAATTCTACTTTTCTACCATCTTTTTGTGCTTCAATTTTAGAAGTACCAGCATTTGTAATATTACCAAATGTTAATACTAAAGAAGCATCATAGTAAAATGTATCACCACCTTTATTAGTCATTTTAGGACGAGACATAGGTGTTTCAGCGGGAGCTACTCCTGTTTTATTTACAATAAGTAATGTGTTTGTATAAGGATAATTTTCTTTCCTAGATAAAACTACTTGTTGGTTAATAAAATTACCAAATTGAGTTGCAATAGCACCTGCATTCCACATTGGATTATTTTTACCTTGATCTAAACTCATCTGACAAGGAATAGAACCTACACTATCCCACATAAATAATAGATCATAAGGTAGATTTCCTTTCTTTTGTTCATCAATCAAGTCAGCTATAAATACAGCTATATCCTCAATTGAGCTTAAAGTACTACGGTCTCGGTAGATAAAAAATCCATTATGGTCAATAACATTACCTTGTTCATCAAGTACATCTTCCATCTCAAATCCCATAGTTCTCCAATGTTCCCAAGAATGTTTCATTTCAGTGATAATGATAACTGGGAGTACTCCTGCTTTTTGAGCGGCAACTACCGCTTCAATTGAAAGAGTAGATTTACCTGTGTTTGATTTTCCTCGAACCATTGTAATATGACCCATAGGAATACCGGGTAGTGATAAAGCATCTTGTAGTGCTTGAGAAAATGGAATCCATTTTTGATCTTTGAATTTTACATTTGAAACTAATCCTTTTTTATCTTTAAATGAATTTAAGTTAAAATTGGATTTAATTTCTTTGGAGACGGTCTCCATCAAAGATTTGTTAAGTCTTTTAGCCATGATTATTTATTTATAAATTAGAAGGGTAAATCGTCTTCCTCTTCAAACAAATCATCAAATGATTTCGATTTATTTGATTTAGCAGGAGCTTGATATTTTTTAGCTGGTTGTTCAGTCTTTTCTTTATTTGCTTGAGTGGCTTTAGCTAAAGTTTCATCAAATCCTTCTTCCTCTTCATCTTCCTCTTCTTCATCCTCAGGTGATAACCATTTCTGTAATAGATCTTTTACTTGATCAAATTCCATTTTACGTTGGACTTCAAGAATGTTAGGTTGATTATCTAACCATGTTTCAATTTCCTCAGCATCATTACTTAGTGGAGTTGTTTTTGGTTTAACTCTAAGTGTCATTTTCAAACCTTGTCTTCCACCAATATCACCAGTGACTGCTTCAACTGTAAAGTCTCTACCTTCATTTATATCTGTATAATCACCATAATCTTCATCATCAGCAATACCTAATAATTGTAGATAAATGTTTTTACCAAATTCCCATAAACGTACTCCTTTTTCTTCTTCACCTCTAACAATTACTGGAGCGTAAATCCTCATTTTAGGTTCAATTTTTTTAGCTAATGACCAATTTTCACGATCATCACTCTGACGTAATTTTTTAGCAAATTCGACAATAGGATCTTTCTCACCCCAGTTAGTTAAACTAGCAACTGGGTAT